AATGGTACAATAGCAATAAGGGTGGCATCGGGTTATAAATTAAGTGAGCTTCATGATTTGGCTATTTCTTCCCCCGTTTCAAATGCTTCTTTATATTATTCTGGTGGATTATGGAGAGATACAACGCCAACACTTTTAGTAAGCGACACGGCTTCCATGTTAGCCAACTATGCCACTAAAGCGTACGCAGACACAACGGGTCGATTATATGCAAGACAGGATTATACCACAGGCGTAACAACGTCAACTTTAACTTGGACACAAACAGACACTTTAATTCCTGGGGGAGTTACCTTTATTCAAGTGTATCGCAACGGACAAATCTTATTACCTTCTCAATACACCGTACCAACGTCAACAAGCGTGGTTATTTCAGCTTCATCATTTAAAGTTAACGATAATTATACGGTAATATTTCCCCGTGGTGGCGGTGCAGGAAGTGGCGGAGGATCGGGAAGCCTTACTTCAATTTCAGGTGGTACGGGAATACTTGTTTCACCTAACCCAATAACAACCACGGGTACAGTGTCTGCTGATTTATCTGTATTAATGGAATTAACCGATACAAGTTTATTAAACCTTACTACAAGGTTTGCATCAAAATTAAATGCAACCGACACGGCTTCATTATCAAATAGAATAGATACAAAAGGTAGTGGTACAGTTACAAGCATTGCAACTGGCTATGGATTAAGCGGTGGAACAATAACAACAAGTGGCACATTACTTTTAGATAGTGCAACAGTATTTACCAGGATAAGAGATAGTATAGTTGACGTTGCTATTGGCAATGATACTATTAAAATATTAAAACAAGAATATCAACCAGCCTTATCAAGTGTTTTGACTTGGACAATTACGCCAAAATTCCCTATTCAATTAAAGGCTTATATTTTGGTTTTTAGGAATGGACAACTTTTAAACAATGACCAATATAATTTAACTGACACAAATAAAATTACCATTGTTTCGACATCTTTTAAAGTAGGTGCTAATTATACGGTTGCAACCGTTAGCGGAATTGGTTCTGTCGGATCTGCTCAGGCAGGAAATCCTGTTTATCCAGAGGCAGGCATAGCCCTTTCAACAGGCTCAACGTGGGCATCTTCAATAACAAATAATTCAGCTAATTGGAATACCGCATTTACAGATAGATTAAAATGGGATGGAGGTAGCACTGGTTTAGTAGCAGTGACAGGGCGAACAAGTTTAGGAGGCACAACGGTAGGGCAGTCAATGTTTACTTTGACCAATCCTTCTGCCATTACTTTCCCAAGGTTTAATGTTGACAATAGTGTTTCGGCTTTATCTGCTACTGACTTTCGTACAGCCATAGGAGCAGGAGTAGGAAGTGGTAATGGTACTGTAACAAGTGTAACGGTTTCCGCAACAAGTGGAAATCCTTTATCTATTTTAAATACAACTACCACTCCAATCATTGAATTATTAAGTGCAACAAGTGGAAGAAATGGGTATTTAACCTCAACGGATTGGACTACATTCAATAATAAACAAAGTGCTTTAGGATTTACTCCAGCAAATAGCACAATCACCATAGGAACAACCGCACCATTACAAGGTGGAGGCGATTTGACGGCAAATAGGACTTTATCTATAACACAGGCAACAACATCCGCAGATGGTTTTTTGACATCAACCGATTGGAACACTTTTAACGGAAAGCAAAATACTTTAAACGGAACAGGATTTGTCAAGGCATCGGGAACAAATATAACATACGATAATTCAAGTTACCTTCGCACAGGCTTAGCTGATTCAACTTATTTAAAATTGACAGGGGGAACATTGACTGGTGGTTTAACAGGAACAACGGCAGAATTTATATCAGCATCAAATCCTCAAATAACATTAAGTCATTCGGGTACTGGTCAAAACAATATTTTATTTAAATCTGGAAGTAATGAAATATTTAAAATGGGTATTGCAAGTAATAATTCTTCGATAATATTTGAAAATTTACCTTTATCACAAAAAACAAGTGGATTTAAATTTTATTCAGTTAGTGGTTTAACTCAAACTTTGGGTTTAGACCAAGATATAAATGGAAATTTAGGTATTAAATCAGAATCAACACCAAACTCCTTACATCCAAATACATTGTATGTGAATGGCACACTTGGCGTAACAGGCGCAGCCACTTTAACTAATCTTGCAGGCTCTGGCACTCGCATGGTTACGGCAAGTTCAACAGGTTTATTAAGTACACAAGCAATACCAAGTGGAGGCAGTGGAACAGTTACAGGAGTTTATGCTGCTCCTCCAATTTATGTATCTGATAATACAGTAAGTCCTTATATAACTATTGTTGATGCAAGTCAATTTGTTAAGGGTGTAGTTAATGAAACTACACAAACATTTGGAGGTGTTAAAACATTTGCAAATACAATAAAATTATCTTCTACAACTGGAACATCTACATCTATATTGGGAAAAACATCTGATAACTCTGTATCTACTGTATCGGTTGGTACAGGTTTATCTTTAACAAGCGGCACATTAAGTTCAACTATAACCGTACCTACTGAAAGATATGTTTGGGATTTAGGGATATTTGCAGGTGCAGCAGATAATAGTGCTGCAACGTGGGATCCTCAATATGGTATTAATATGTTAGTTGTACCAACTACGTTAAATGGTTATTGTATTGATTCTATATATGCAAGAGCTTTAACTTGCTCAACTTGTCCTCCAGCAGCAGGTGATAAAGATTATTATATTGGTGTTTATAAAGCAGGAAATTCTACAAGAATACAAACAACTGGAATGTCATTACAAGGTAGTCAAATTGCAATGAATGAATATGACTTAAAAGAAGTCAATGTAAACTATACACTTACAACTGGTGATGTTTGGTGGTTGTATTTAAACGGTACATACACAAGTGATATGTTATACATTACAGGAGGCTTTGTAATTAAAAAAACGTGCAATTAAAAAACATAAACATGAAACAACTCCTTTCCCTTTCCCTCTTCCTCTTCCTTTTGCCTTGCCTTGCATGGGCACAGTATCCAAGCAATGGCAATCAAAAGATAACGCTTGGAGAACAAACGACTGCCGATGGGCTTATTTGGAGAGGTGTATCTTCTGATACTACCTTGACTACAAAAAGTGACACGGCTGCATACTTTGTTCTTGATACGGTAAATAAAAAGTTATACTTTTATAAAGTATCTGCAATACCTAAATGGAATGAGATAAGCGGCTCTGGTGGTTCAACACTTGATACTGCAACTATGTTATTACCATACTACCGAAGTGGCAGAACTGGAATAATACAAGCATTAGATGTACCAACTTTAAATCAAAACACAACAGGTAGTGCAGCAACTTTAACCACAAGTCGTACTTTTCAAACAAACCTTGCATCAACATCAACTGCCTCATTTAATGGTAGTGCAAACGTAACACCTGGAGTAACGGGTACTTTGCCTGTGGCAAATGGGGGAACGGGCGCAACCACTCCAACGGCTGCCTTAAATGCTTTACTTCCAACACAGTCACAATCAACAACTATTGGAGCAACATTAAAATCAAATGGAACAAATACTTATTGGGATAATTTTTCAGCAGCTGGAACGGTGCAAGACATAAGTGGTAATTTTTATAATACCGTTGCTATTGGTACACAAGTTTGGTTTAAGGAAAATTTACGAACTAAAAAATATAGAAGTGGTGCTTTAATTCCTGTTGTAACAAATACTGATTCATCTACATTAGTTGGTCAAATGTATTATTATGTAAACGATAGCTTAACAAATTATAGCATTTATGGTGCTTTATATAATTGGAAAGCTACACAAAGTAGCGATAGTCTTTGTCCTGTTGGTTGGCACGTTCCAACAGATACAGAATTTACAACTTTAACTACTTTTCTTGGTGGAGTAAGTGTGGCAGGTGGAAAAATGAAATCCGTTGGCACTTCTTATTGGAATAGTCCTAATACAGGAGCAACAAATGAAAGTAGTTTATCTATTCTCCCAGGTGGTAATCGTAATGTATCTGGCGGTTCATTTAGTAATATTAAATTTAATGCTGTCTTTTGGACTTCTACGTCTTTTGACTCCGCTAACGCGTATATTAGATTTTTGAATTACGACGGTACTACTGTTGATAGGTACGATAGTCTAAATAAGGCGTTAGGTACTTCTATCCGTTGTATAAAAAATTAAATATTTGACCATTATTAAAAAAATTACAATATGAAAAATACATTATTTTTAATTCTTTTACCTTGCTTTTGCTTTTCGCAAGGTTTTATAAGACCTACGCTTGTAAAAGATACAAGTTACATTGTAAAAGTGCAAGGTATTTACACTTTAGTTGAAGAAGATATTTATTCAACAGGTGACACGGCAAGGACAAAACAAATACTTGGTGATAGTGCATCGGCTTCTTTTTTTCTTTTGTCGCAAAGTGAAAATCAAAGTAACATTGTGGCAGATATTATTTTTCCAGAGGTAAATGCAAAAGAAAATAAAAGGAAAATAAGAGAATACACAAGGCTTTACAATAGCTTTAATAATCGAAATGTATTTGCCGTTACTGCTATTCGTGACACGGCAGAAATGATTGGTAATTGGAGATTAGTATTTGAAGATGAAAAAATACTTGGAGTCATTGAGTTAAATGTAAACAAGCGTTTAATCTTTAATCCTGACAATGGCAAGGTGTATTCCATTTCAACCAATCTACTTTTATCTACATTTACAAATCAAATATCCTTTACCTTTAACGGTGTTAAATACGACTTGTACAAATATGCTGATGGCAAATTTGCAACGGTTGATGGAGATGTGAGGTTAATAAAACTTGAATAATGAAAGCAGTTATCTACAACATTTTTAAACTTGGCTATGATGGCATTGCCTATTCCATTTGCTGCGGAGTGCTATTCTCGTTTTTCCTTCCCATTAAACATTTCTTGATTTTTACAATCTTTGTAGTTTTTGCCGACACGGTCACGGGAATCATGGCGGCAAAGAAAAGGGGAGAGCCGATAACAAGCAAAGGGCTTTATCGCACATCTCAAAAGGTGGTAACCTATTTCTGCGGTATCATGATTTTTCACGGGGCAAGTATAACCTTCCAACTGCCATCGCAGATAACGTATTCTGTAAGCTTCATTATTGCAGCTACGGAATTGTTTAGTATTTCGGAAAATATAAAATCCATAACTGGAACAAATATTGGTACAATTATTCTTAGATTTTTCAGAC